TCTTCTCGGACGGCACCTACTGCAACGATTTCATCGGCGGCGTGTCGAAGAACTCCGTGACGATCGGCGGCGCCCTCTCGCAGGGCTCTTTCGCGTCGCTCCTCGCCTACATGAAGATGATCCCCGCCGAGGACGGAGAGGTCTTGGGCGTCACGCCTGACGTGATGATGATCCCCTCGACGCTCGAGACCGAGGCGGACTACATCCTCAAAGCCGCCTACTGGGCCAATCCGACGTGGGGCGCGTTCTCGCCGCTCACGTCTCAGGTCGGCGCGGCGGACAACATGCTCCGCCGGATGGGCGTGCGCCCGCTCGTCAACCCGTACCTCCGCCACACGAAGAACTGGTATTTGCTCGACACCACGCACGCGAACAAGCCCCTCTTCTGGATCCAGCGCGAGGCCCCGCGCATCGTGCCGCGTCTGAACGAGAACGATCCGATCGTCTTCGATCAACACCGCTTCACGTGGGGAGGCTGGGACCGGATCACGCCTGCGTGGAATCTCGGTTGGCTCTACGCCAGGAGCGGCCCCGCGGCCTGAGGTCGAACATGGCCGGCCCCAACGGCGCCCCCTACGTCGAATACACCGACCTCTCTCAGTATCTGCCCACGCAGGTACTCAATCTCGCGACGGTGGCGCAGCAAATCCAGGCGTGCGCCGACGCGACGGACGAGGCGGACAGCTACATCCGCGGGCGGTACACGCTCCCCTTGCTCGACTGGGGGAGCGATCTCCGTCGCTACTCGGCCTACATTGCTCTGTACCTCCTCATGTCCGGCCCGATCGGGTGGGGTGCCACGGGCGGCAACCCGGACCAGAACATCACGACCAACTACTATCGCGCGGTCGGTTGGCCCGACCGCCCCGGCAGCGGGTGGTTCCCGTCGATCCAGCGGCAAGCCGTGCACCCGGACGTGACGCCCACGGTCCCCGTCGGCGCGGATGCGATCCACGACGCGCCGCAGGTCTCGTCCGAGCCTCGGCGCGGGTGGCAGATGATCCGCCGCGGGCGCAGCGTGATCGGGGGCTTCTGATGTCCAGCACGATCCAAGCCTCAACCTACGACTACGCGGTCCCTGTCTCGAAGTCTGACACCGTGGATGATCCCGCGGGTCCCTTCACCGGCTTGTACGTCTCCGCTTCGGGCACTCTGATCCTATACAATCAGAACGGCTTGAACTCGATCAATCCGATCACGATCGCGGCGATCGCGGGTACGTACATCTGTTGGCCCATCAAGCGCGTTGGTGCGAGCTCGGGCGCGACGGTCCTCGGCCTCGTTTCGCCGATCGTGAAACAGGGATCGTGATGGGACTCGAGGGCGACATCGGACAGCTCACACGGCTCGGCGAACGCCTTGCCGAGCTGGCCGAGGTGCCCTCGCGCACCGCGCGCGCCGCATCCGAGGCCATCGAAGCGGAGATTCAAGACGAGTTCGACCAAGGCCACGACCCGTACGAGGAGCCTTGGAAACCCCTCGCGCCCGCGACGGTCGCTCGAGGGCGCTCGGCCCCGCCGCTGACCGATACGGGCGCCATGCGCGACAGCTTGCGCGTGAAGCCCCTCGCGGGCGCGGGTATCGGCGTGACCATCGACCATCCCGCAGGGCCTCACCAGACGGGGTGGGAAGGGCGCCAGGGCTCCGGGCCGGCGCGGCCCATCCTGCCTGCGCGCGGCGAGCTCCCTGACGCCTGGATCGAGATCCTCGAGCGCACGGCCGAGGCCGAGTTCCGCAAGGGGGTCGAGCGGCGATGATCGGCGCCTTCGTCTCGATCCTGAGCCTCAACCTCACGCTCACGCTCGTGCAGGACTGGAACGTCGTTTACAAGACGCTCCCGATCACGAACGTGACGGCGACGACCCCGATCGTGGTCGAGTGCTTGGCGCATGGTATCCCTCTCGCGAGCCGGATCCACGGCGTGATCACGGACGTGGCGGGCACGACCGAGGCGAATGACCTCTGGGTCCTGACGCCGCTCGACGCCGACACGTTCGCGCTGTCAACCTTCGACGCGCAGGGCAACCCCGTCCCGTCCGTCGGCGTGAACGCCTACACGGGCGGAGGCCAGGTGCAATGGGCCTTCCCCGACGGCCAGATCCTCTTGGGTCGGCGGAACAAGATGCTTGCGACGATGGTCGCGACGCCGCGCATTGTTTTTATTCCCACGACCGGCAAGGCGTGGTCGTTCGAGACCTACGGCGGCGCGGATCCGAGCATCACGCCCAACCCCCGTACCCCGACCGCGCGCGGGAGCGCGGAACAGCAGGCCGAGACGAGCGAACCGCAGCTCGCGACCGAGCTCCTGACGTTCGAAGTTTTCGTGAACGGCTCAGCGCCGAATTACGGCGCGTCCGGCGTCGATCCGGACTTCGCCGACTTCGACGCGACGCAAGCGATCGTCCACGCCCTGTACGCGGAGTTGTTCGACGCCGTGGGCGGGCTCCCGCGTGCGAAGATCCTTCAAGAGTCGTGGCCGTCGCAGCTCGAGAGTCAAGGTGCTATGACTCAGCGCGGCCAGCAGTGGCGTGGCATCCTGGAAGTCCAGATGCCCGTGCGGAAGAAGCCGATCACGTTCGTGCCGATCGGTACCAGCGGGGAGATCATCGTCCAGCCCGCACACCCCTTGGTCCCCGACGACCTCACCACGATCGATATCCCCGGGAGCTGAACCATGCCTCTTCCGATCCCGTTCGTCACTATCGATGTCGTGGACAATGGCGCCTCTGCGGCGCTCTCGGTCCCGCAGGCCAACGTACAGCTCAAAGTGGGCGTCGCGGTCGGCGGCACGCCGAATCAGCCGTTCGCCACGACCAACCCCCAGACGTTGCAAGGCCAGTTCATCGGCGGGCCGTTGGTCGAAGCCGGCGGGCTCGTTTGCCAGTCCGGCAACGTGTGTGTTGCGGTCTCGTGCCCCATCGTGACCAAGGGCATGGCAACGGGCGTGGTCGCCACGGTGCCGGGCGGGTCGAGCTCGACGGTCACGGTCACCCTCGATTCGACCAATGGTGCGTGGGATCGCTATTTCGTCAAGGTCCGGTGCCTCACGGGCGGTACCATCGCGACGCCTGGGATCGTGATCCAGGTGAGCCTCGATGCGGGTCGAAATTTCGGCTCGCCGATCTCGCTCGGCACGGCGACCACGCTCTACCTCGGCCAGGGCTCGCTCGCGACGCCCGCGGTCGGCGGGACGGGGATGTCGCTCAACTTCGGCGGCGGGACGATGTTCGCCGGCGACTACTGGACCTTCTCCACGTCCGCCCCCACGTGGGACGACTCGGGCGTGCAGGCCGCGCTCGCTGCCTACTTCGCATCGCAGTTCGCGATCCAGGGCGTTGGTTCGGTGCACATCGTCGGCGCCTGCTCGGGTACGAGTGACATCGCGGACATTCAGACGTCACTTCAGACGGGTACCAACGGCTTCGTCTACCAGCGCGCGATCGTGGAGCTGGACGATGCCCTCAACCCCGTCGCGTGGGGTGGCTCGGGCGAGACCGAGGCAGCGTGGATTACGCGCCTCGCGACGTTCGTTTCGGGCGACACGGCGCAACCGCGGGTGAGCGCGGACGGGGGTTACTACAACATGCCCTCGGCCTTCGCGAACCAAGCTGGAGGCCTCCCCGCGTACCGCCGTCCGCTCGCGTGGGCGCATGCGGTACGCCGGACGCAGATCCCGCTCCAGCGGCGTGCGGGGCGCGTGAAAGACGGCCCCTACTCCAACATCGTGGTCAACCCCAACGCCGACGCGGCTGACGGGTTCATCTACCATGACGAGCGCGTGGTGCAGGGCTTGAACGCCGCGCGCATCGGTGCGGCGCTCACGTGGCCCAAGAAGGGCGCCGGTTTCTTCCAGTGCCAAGAGCCGCTCTTGTCCGCACCGGGGTCGCAGTTCATCGAGCTCGCGATCGGCAACGTCCTCGACGTGGCGTGCGACATCGGATACGCGACCGGCGTCGAGGAAGTCTCGGACGACCTCCAGACGCAGAAGAACGGAACCTTGGATCCGGTGGCGCTCAACACCTTCCAGGGCGCGATCCAGGGCGCCCTCGTACAGGGCATGGTGCAAACCCCCCTCGTCTCGGCCGTGACGGCCACCGTCAGCCCGACCCAGAACGTCGTCGCGACCGGGGTCGTCCCGGTCGTGATCACCGTCTTCCCTCGTGGGTACGTGAACGGCGTCAGCGAAACGATCAACCTCTCGAACGGGAGCTAGCACATGGCCGCCCAGATCACTCCCATTCAGGTTCCGCTGACCAACGGCGTGATCCGTTCGTTCGGTCACGTGCGGCTACAGATCGCCGGCCTCGAGTTCACCGGGGGCTTCAAGTCGATCAAGCGCTCTCGCAAGCGTGAGCGCGAGCTGCCCTACTCGAACTCCCCCGACCCGATCGGCAAGACGCTGGGGGAGAACAAGTACGAATGCTCCGCGGTCGTCTACTATGACTGGTGGTCGAACCTCTTGCTCACGGTCAAGCAAGAGCTTGGACCGGGCTACGGCGATCAACCCTTCACGATCTTCATCTCGTACGTGGGGAAGAACTTGACCACGTACACGGACGAGGTGCGGAACTGCACCTTCGATTCGACGACGGCCGACGACCAGGCCGGGACCGCGGCGCTCACGCGCGAGATCGACTTCAATCCCACGAAGATTTTGTTCAACGGCATCGACGACCTCGAGGATCCCCTGGTCGCGCCGCCGCAGTAGCGCTACCATCCGGTCAGGGCTAGCGGAGAGACCCTCCCGGCCCGGGCCGACCGCGCGCGCCGCCGTGATGGAATCGGCCCTTTCTCGAACCCGGGAGAGGGCACGATGCGCACGGATGAACAGCTTGAAGCGTTGCGGACGCGGTACAACGGCAAGATCGGGTCGGTCGAGTACAACGGGCACGAGCTCGTTTTTTGCCGCCCGACGCGCGACCAGGCGCGCGAGTACCGTCGCAAGATGGAATCCGCGGTCGAGAAGATGGACGCGCTCGACCAACTGGCCCAGGTGACGATCATCGCCTTCGATGCCGAGGAAGATCGCATCGCGGCGCGGACGACCTTCACGACGCTCTTTCTCGAGCGCTACCCGCTTGCGACGTCGAATCCCAAGCTCACGATCTGCCTCTCGGCGCTCGCGGGGCTTGTGGAAGAGGAGCACGAGCAAGACCTGGGAAAAGGCGTGAGGATCAAAGGTCCGCCCCGCGAACCTTCGGCGAGGGCCTAGAAGAGTGGTTGCGGTGCATCGTGCACGACAGGCCCATGACATCGGAGGGCAGCGCGGCGGGTGAGTGGCTAGCGGAGACGGTGATCGGTCAAAGGTTGTTTTGGGAGAACCTAAGGAACAAGTAGAATGGCCAGCACGGCGACAGCTGCTTTCGCGCTCACCCTGGAGGACGCGTTCTCCCCCAAGGCGAGGCAAGCCGACTACGCCGCCAAGGCCCTTTCCTCCACCCTCTCCAAAGCCAAGACCGAGCTCGCGGGCTACCAGGCGCAGCTCTCGCTCGCGAAGGATCTCGGCGACGTCTCGGGGCATCAGAAGTACTCGGCTCTCGTCCAGCAGAGCAAAGAGAAGGTCTTCAACCTCTCGCAGAGCCTCGAGGGCGCTTCGTCCGGGCTCGGGTCGGGCGCGTCGGCCGCGGGCGGATACGCGATCGCTCTCGGTGCCGTCGTGGCCGCTGCGGTCGCGGCGAAGGCTGCGATCTCGGCCTTGGTCGACGTCACGGAAAGCCTCGTGGTCAAGAGCCTCGAGGTCGTCAACACGAATCAGTTGCTCGTCGCGCAATTCGAAGCGCTCGGCGAGCAAGGCCCCGGGAGCGGAGATAAGACGCTCGCGATGCTGGACGAGCTTTCGTTGAAGCTCCCCCAGTCGCGCGAGCAACTTGCGCAGTGGACGCGCCAGATCGAGAAGATGGGCATCACGGATCTAACGCAGATCCGATCGGAGCTCCTGGCGACCGCGAGTGCGCAAGCTGTGCTCGGCGAAGGTGGCGCGGAGGCCTACGAGAAGATCACCCGCAAGGTGACCAACGCGATCGAAGCGCACGGCAAGCTCAAGATCACGAGCAAGGAACTGACGCGCACCATCGGTGCGGGCCTCTCGGGTGAGGTCGCCGCCAAGATGGGGATGTCCCTCGAGAAGCTCGAAATCGGGCTGAAGGCGGGCACCGTCGACGCGCAGAAGTTCGGCGATGCGCTCCGCGACACCATGATCGAAAAGGGCAAGGGCCCGCTTGACGTGATGTCCAACTCGCTCGGCGCGCTCAAAACGAAGGCGGGCGAGACGATCGCGCATTTCTTCGACGGCATCGACACCGCGCCCTTGACCGAAGCGCTGCGTGGCCTGATCGCGCTCGGCGATCAGGGTGAGCCCAGCGGCCAGTCGATGAAGCTTGGCATCACCGGCGCGATGAATGCGATCATTCGCCTGATCGGTCACGGCATCACGGAAGCCGAAGTGTTCTTCCTCGAATTGGAGGTCGGCGCGCTGTCGGCGTACGTCGCGTTGAAGCCCATCATCTCCGCGATCGGGAAGATCGTCGACGGCATGAGCGCGATCGGCGGTGCGGTGGGTACCTTGACCGGCAAGGGCGCGACGGCGGTCGGCGGCGCGATGGGTGTCGACCCTGCGACGGCGAAAGCCTCGGGCGATCAGATCGGGCAACAGGCGTTGTTCGGCTTCGCGGGACCGATCGCCCAGATGTCGAACCTCGTGGGCCAGATGGCGGGCGACTTCGCCAACGCGAAGGCCCTCGCGCTGGCCCAGCAGAGCGGCGTGCAAATCGGCCAGGCCACGGTCGCCGGGATGCGCGAGGGCGTGGGCGCACACAGCCCGAGCGTCGAAGCGATGCGCATCGGCATGAACGTCGGCGAAGGTCTCGGGATGGGCATGGAACAGAGCACCGCGCCCGCGCACGCCGCGCGTACCATCTCAAGCAACGCCCTCGGCGGGCTCCAAGGTGGCGCGGCGCTCGGCGGCGCGGGCGCGCAGGGTGGGGACACGAACACGATCGGGCCGATCCACATTTCGATCACCGCGCCCGAGGGCGTGACCGACGCGCAGGCGATCAGCGTCTCGGCGCTCTCCACGGTACTCGAGCGCTACCAGATTTCGAGCGGACGATGAGCGCACCGAGCCCCACCGTCGACCCGATCAAGAATGCGAGCCTTTGGCACAAGTTCCAGCTGAAAGGCATCGACTCGCCCGGGACCATCCCCAAGGGCGGCCACAAGGGCTTCAAGCGCGCGACGGGATGGGACGAGAAGAAGGGCAAGGGCACCCAGGGCGCGACGTTGACTTTGACGTCGCAGCCCCCGGCGAAGGGTACTTTCGTCCTCCAGTTGTTCACCGTGCAGGACTTCGCCGATTGGGACAACTTCGTTTCGCAGGTGCTCTCGATCGACCCGAAACAGCAGCAAGCCGCGGGGCTGTCGATCTACCATCCGTCGCTGTCGTCGATCGGGGTCACTACGGTGGTCGTGGCGCACTACACCGCGCCCTCGCACAAGGGCAAAGGCCTCTATGAGGTCGAGATCGACCTCATCGAGTGGCAGCAACCGCCCCCGGTCAACGTCACCTCGACGCCCAGCACGACCGCGCCCGACGGCGGCACGGGCGGGCCCACGCCTCCGCCTGACCCGCGCATCGCGGCGTTGCAACAGCAGATCGCCCTCTTGACGAAAGCGGCTCAGGCGCCGTGAGCTACTTTGCCTCATGTGCTGGCCAGCAGATCGTCGCGGGCGAGCTGACGATCCCCTTGATCGGGGCGTGGGTGGCGGACTTCACGTTGGCCTCACAACAACAGGTCTCAGGCCCCGTCGAGGTCGTGATCGGCAACCTCACCTTGCAGGGCACCGTCTACCGCTCGGAGTTCTATGGCGGTCAGGTGCGCGCTCGCGTGGTCGGCGGAGCGGGCGGGTGGCGCACGCAGATCCCTGCGCAGGGCTACGGGAACGGCAACGGCTTGCAGCTCTCCACGGTGCTGAACGACCTCGCGAGCGCGGTCGGCGAGCGCATGAACGTCGTCGCGGACACGAACATCGGCAACGCCTTCGCTCGCGTCGCCTTCGGTACCTCGGTCGCCAGCGATGTCCTCTGGCAAATGCTGCAACTCGGGTTCATCACCGGGTGGTATGTCGACCCCGCGGGCGTGACGCAGGCTGGCCCGTGGCCCTCCACGTCGGTCTCGTCTGCCTTCACCGTGACCGATCAGAAGCCCGACGCGGGCATCATCGAAATCGCCACGGAAGACTACCTCTCTTGGTTGCCCGGGCTCACGTTCACCGCGCCGCAGCTCAATGGCTCGTACACGTCGGCGGGGGTGCACTACACCTGGGACAACGATGGCAAGTTCCGCTTCCAGGTCTTCACGCAAAGCGCCGCGGGACAAGATCGCGTGCTCGGGCCGTTCCAGCAGTTGATCCAGAAGGAACTTTCGCCGGCGCGGTTCTTCGGCCGCTACGAGTACGTGATCCACAACCCCTCAGCCGAGACCATCGACGGCGCGCCGGTGGACACGGGTCTAGGCCTCCCGGAGCTCACCAAGGTCCCGCTCACGGGTGACGCGCTCGCGTCGTACACGCCGCCCGACGGCGGCAAGGCGCACGTGATGTTCCTCGACGGCAAGCCCACGAAGCCGGTTTGCGTGTGGACCGAGGCCGGGGCGCTGAATGGACCGACGGACGTCGTGATCGGCCCGCAGGGCAAGGGCGCGAACAACGTCGCGCGCGTGACCGATACCGTGGTCGTGTTGTTCCCGCCGCTCATGCAAGTCGCTGGCGTGCTCTCGGGCGCGCCGTTCGTCGGCGTGCTGACGATCACTACACCCGCCATCGGCGCGATCCAGACCGGGAGCTCCGTCGTCAAGGCGGCGCAAAGCGGCTGATGGCACTCGCGTACAAAAGCACGGTGCCTCTGAAGGGACTCGCGGTCCCGATCTTCGGCTTCTTCCTCAGCGTGTTGTTCGAGTTGTCTCTTCAGTTGACCGCGCTCTTGAAGTTGTCCCTGTCGCTGGGGATCTCCCTCACGCTCCCAACCATCGCGATCTCTCTGGCCCTCGTGGCGGCGTTGGTCATTCAGTTCGATATCGCTCTCGGCTTCTCCCTGCCGAGCCTGATCCTGGACTTCGCCATCGCGATCGACTTCGAGCTCATCTTGACGCTCGGCCTCATCGCCACGCTCGAGGCCTTGATCGCGGCGATCATCGACGCGTCCCTGGTCGCCTACGGGTGGTTTGGCTCGGCGGCGGATCTCGGCTCGGCGCTGACGTCGCAGCTCGCCGACACGTGGCCCGATGGCACCGACAGCACATCAGACGTCACCGTGGTCCTGTTCGTCGCCACGGTGTCCGGGCCCTTCGCGCCGGATCAGGTCGAGTCGCTCTCCACGATGCCCAAGCCCGACCCGCCCCCGGCGCCGCAACATCCCCCGCCGCCCGATGGCGCGTACCCGCCCCCGCAGGCGTACACGAACGGCCTCGCGAGCGTGGTGATCTCTCCACCGTCTGATCCGCATGGCACGCAGGCGACGGGCTCGGTCACCGTCGACGACTCGGTTTCGATCGGCATCGGGGCCATCACCGACATCTCGATCGGCTCACATGGGACCGGCTACACGTCGCCCCCGACGGTGCAGGTCACGGACACCGCGGACATCGTGGCGATCACGGCGGGCTCTCCGGTGATCCTCACCCTGCCACGGCCACTCACCATCCCCATCGGCCAGGGATTGGCGGTCACCGTGGGTGACGTGACGCCGAAGGATCTGAACGGCCAGCACTTCGCGAAGGTCACGGCCCCGACCACCGTCGAGCTCTACTCTGACGCGGCGTTCTCCCACCCGGTCTCGGGCTCCGGCACGGGCGGCACGGTCACGGGTAGCGGTCAGGGCGCGGCCGCGCTCGTCACGATGGGTGGCGGGGCACAGCAGGCCTTGAAGACCTTCTTTGACGGGATGCTCTGGCCCAACGTACCGAACACCCTGATCGGCAAGGTGCTGACATTCCGGGCCATGCTCGCGACGATCTTCAACCTCATGATCGACCTCGACGGCAACCTGAACGCTCGCGCGAACCTGCTCGGGTCGATCAAGCTGAACGTCGGGATCCTGCCGCCGAGCATCTCGGCCTCGCTCGAGCTTTTGGCCAAGATCGCGATCAACCTACGCGCCAACCTCGAGGTGGCGTTGCCCGATCTGACCATCGCGCTCGCAGCGTCCCTTGACGCGCAGATTTCGGCGATCGCTGACCTCGTGGCGAAGATTGGTTTCTTCCTCGGTATGGGCAGTGCCAACCTCGAGATCTGGGAGTACACCGGCCCGGGTTCGGGGCTCGGCGCGGCGATCGCATCGGGCCCGGGCACGCGCGGCTGGCGCGACCTGACGCCAGCGACTACGCCCGTCGTCGCGGGCATCTTCGGCTTGACCAACCCTGCGAGCGCTACGGCGTTTCGCACCTTCTTCCCGGGGGCATGATGCCGAGCTCGAACGCGATCAACTTCGGCACCTGCTGGGGGACTCCCAACGGACAAGACCTGTCCATGCCGAGCTACATGGCGACGGGGAACCAAGTCGTCGCGGAGTCGATCCTCCGCCGCTGGACGACCTCGCCCGGTGAGTTGATCGACGATCCCAACTACGGCTACAACGTGATGGATCTCGTGTCCGCCGACCTCGGGGTCAAGGACATCGCCTACGCACAGCAACAGCTGGCGCAAGAGGCGCAGAAAGACGAGCGCGTCTTGTCCGCCACGGTCAAGGTGGTACTCACCGCGGCGGGGTTCCTGACCATCACCGCGACGATCGTCACCGCTGCGGGGCCTTTTCAGTTGGTCGTCGCCGTCACCGCGGTGTCTGTTAGCCTGCTCTTGGTGCAACCGTGACCGTCCAGTTGACCGTTCCTCAGTTGTTCCTGCCCGCTCCCTCGGGCGTCGGGCCGTTCGGTAATGTCCCCATGGTCCCGCCTGCGGGGACGTGGCTCGGGCGCATGCTGGACGTGGCGGCGCAGGTGCAGTTGCCCACGACGGCGTGGCAGAGCGGCTCGCCGGAACGCACCATCTTCGCCGCTGAAGCGGTGCTCTTCTCGGTCTCGGACGCGCAGATCTCTCGGTTCGCGCAAAGCGGCTTCCTCCAACCTGCGGCGTCGGGGACGGTGACCTACGTCGCGGTGGACGGCACGCAGGTGACGATCCCCGTCACCCCGGACCCGAGCAACAAAGCCCAGAACCCTACGGGCCAGCTCGGCTACCTCGACGCCCTCACGGAGAACCTCTACGCCACGCCACGCTTGGCGGAGACCTTCGCGAGCGGCCCCCTCGCCATCGCCAAGACCACTTCGGGATCGGCGGGGCCCTTCGCCCCGGGCGCGTACCACGTCGCGAGCGTGCTCGGTTCGGCGTACCACAACCTCGCGAGCCTCACGATCACGAGCGGCATCATCGGCGGCGGGGGCGGGTCGATCGTGGCGGTCACCCCGGGGATCAACTCCACGATCATCGGCACGGCGGCACCCCACGGCGTCGCAGCGGGCGACACGGTGTACGTCACGATCCCCCAGACGAGTGGCATCGCGGGGCTCACCGGGACGTTCGCGACGGTCACCAGCGTGACGACCACCACGATGCAACTCTCGATCGGCTCGAGCGGTACGTACACGGGATCGGGCGGGAGCCTCTTCACGTGCGTCATCGCCAACATGCAAGCCGACGTCGCGGGTACGGGATCGAGCGCGGGCCCCGGCCAGGTCTCGATCGCCGTCACCCAGAACGTCGGCGTGTTCGTCTCCAACGTGGTCGCGTGGGCTGGCGCGGGGTGGGAATCGAATCAAGCGCTCGTGCGCCGGTCGCTCTTGTCCCTCGCCTCGCGCTCGCCCAACGGCCCCTCGCAGGCGTACGTCTACTTCGCCGAGAGCGCCGTCCCTCTCCTGGCCGAGCAGGTGCCGCCCTACGTCTTGACCAATGGCCCCGTGCGCGCGACGGCGGTCAGCGTGCCGATGACGGGCGTCGTCTATACCGTGGTGGCGAGCGCTTCGCCTCTCGGCACCGCGCTCGGAGAGAACGTCACCCCGGGCGTGGCGCAGCTGCCGATTTCGTCGATCTCGAACACCAACCCGGCGGTTGTCACCTGCACGGCCCCGACGAGCCTCGCGCCCGGGCAGAGCATGACCGTGACGATCTCGGGCGCGCTCGGCATCGCGGGCGTCAACGGCACCTTCACGGGCACCTACACCGCGGCCAACGCCTTCTCTATCCCGCTCGACACGACCGCATCGGGCGCGTACACGGGCGGGGGTTCGGTCGAAGGTGGCGACCTCGGCCAGATCGACGCGCTCCTGCAACGCAACGTCGTGCCGGACAACACCACGGCGATCACGGCCTCGGCGGTCGCGCTCCCGATCGTGGTTGTGGCGACCGTGATCGTCCCGCAAGCCTACGTCGCGTCCTACTCGCTCGCGGTGTCGGCGCAGCTCGCGGCGCAAATCGCCTCGTACGAGGTGGGCGGCAACGCGCCGAACTTCGAGGTCGCGTATGACGACATCGTGGGCGCCTTGACCGAAGCCGGCGTGCAGGTGCTTGGTCAGGCTTCGATCGTCCGCGAAGTGCAGAGCCTCTCGATCAACGGTGGCGGGGTCGGCGTCGGCGTGCCTTTCCCGAGCCCGTTCTACGAGGCGATCCTGGTCACGCCTTCGATCGGTGTGGTGGGGATCTGATGTCGCAGCTCCCCGGCGACCAGTTCCGGAGCGGGTTCTATTCATTCGTTCCGCCGTGGCTCCGCACGGGCAACGGCGAGCGGTACATGTACACGCTCGAGCTCATGCGCGATCTCTTGATGGAGAAGGCAAATCAGGCTCGGCTGATCCGCCTGCCGGGCCAAGGGGACATCTCCCAAAAGCCCTTTTTGGCCTTCGATCGCCAACTCCTACAGGGCCCGCGCGAGGCCGATGGTCCGTTCCTCCAGCGCATCGCGAACGCCTTTGACACGTGGAACCACGCGGGCGCGGCCGATGCGGTGCTGAAGCAACTCCAGATCTACGCGCAGGGCTACCAGTCGGTGGACCTGCCGCAGTTCGTGATCGTCTCGAACCCCCGCACGCTCGAGAACGGCGACACGGTGGTGTCATGGTGGACGGTCGATTACGACGATCCGATCGGCGCAGAACCGCTCCTTTCGAATACGGTTGCGAGTATCGCTATGCCCGTTGATTTCACCTGGGATGATGGGCCCGGGACGTGGCGTAACTGGCTCGTGGTCTATCAGTACCTCGACGCGCCGACGTCGACGGGTTCGAGCGCGGCGATCACCACGGCGGGCGGCGGGAGCTTCGTCGAGGACGACCTCGGTCACAACGTCGGCGGGGTGTGGGTCCCCAAGACTTCGGGCACGCCGGTGAACGCTCCTTTCCTCACCGTGACCGGCCTGACCGGGCTCGCGCTCGAGAACATCGGGAGCATGCTCACCGTCTCGGGCTCGGCGCATCCGACGAACAACGGCACTTTTCAGATTGTCGACGTGCTCTCGGCCACGTCTTGCGTGATCGCCAACCCCGTGGGCGTGGCGGCCGATGCTGGCCCGCTGACGTGGGCCGTGGCCTCGTACCCCTGGATCCCCCCGGGCCTTGCGTTCGGCTCGCCTGGCCAAGTCTGGGGCGCGGGGGAAGGCCTCGCGCCGCCCATCGACTTGGGATCGAACCGCGGCGGTGTGTGGCAGCCGACGGAGCTCGCGAGCGCGGGCGCGCAACCTCTCTACTCCTGGGGCCTCCAGATCAACTCCCTCGAGATCCAGACCATCCGCGGGCTCGTCAAGACGTGGAAGAGCGCGGGGACGTACTACCCGAACATCATCATTTGTTACGACGGACCGCAAGGCGCATACAACCGCACGCATCATGCCGGATCGGGTAACCCTGACGGCACCTTTGGCGATATCGGCACTTTGGTTGCCGGGGTATGGGTCCCGACGCGGCTTATCTACTCGAATCTAGATTGCTACTGTCAAGGCACGGGTCGCGCGGCCGCGTGTAGTTTGGAGAATGTTACGTGAGCCTCCCCATCTCCGGCGACCAAGCGCAAGTCACGACCCCCCTCGGGGCGAACATCGTCGGGACGGCCGCCAATGGCAGCGGTGAGATCCGCGTCCAGACCTTCGCGCCGCATCTCTTCGCGACCGGCGATTACGTGCATATCGTGACCGTCACGGGCACGATTATCGACGTCTACTCGAACATCGTCGTCATCGACGCGACGCACTTCGACCTCCCCGGCTCCGTGTGGATCAACACGCAGACGGGCACGGCGACCGATTTCAGCCTGACGCCGCAGATCCAGGTGCCCACGGACGGCGACACGGCGTCCCTCCAGTTGTCCGGCATGCTCTCGGCTCTGCAAGCGCTCGCGAGTCGCACGCAGGCGCTTGCGCAGAGGCAGAAGCAAGCGAGCTCGCAAATCCTCTTCGTCACCGCGACGAGCACGATCGTCGTCCCGGAGTGGGTGACGCACTTCCTGATCCTCGGTTGCGGCGGCGGGGGTGGCGGGGGTGGCGGCATGGGTGGCCTCGACGGCACGGATCTGAATCAGTACTCGAGCGGCGGCGGGGGTGGCGGGGCCGAGCTCGGGTGTGTGCTCGTACCGAAGTTCGCCACGACCAAGCTGACCGTGACGATCGGCACCGGTGGCGCGGGCGGTGCGGGCAGCGCGCACGCTCCGGTGCCGGCCGACGCGGTGTCCGGCGACCAGGGCACCGATACGACGGTGGTCTACACGAACGGCTCACACGCGGGTCAGAACGCCGCGCTCTTCTCCGGCGCGCCCGGGGGCGGCGGGGGCTCGAACGAAGAGGCCTCGACGGCGGCGGGCGACGCGAAAGTGGTTTTCACGCCCGGTGGCGGGCGCGGGCCGGGAGGCCTCTTCCGTCGCGGATTGCTGTCGAAGCGCTCCCAAACGGGCCCCGGGCCCCAGCAGATTTACAACGTGATCAACACGGCCGGCACCTTGTCGGTCATCTCGGGCGCCTGGAACGTCCGTGTTTACGAGGACCCTGTGGGGCAAAGGGCATTCTCCGAAGGCGGGGCCTCCGTGGCCCACGTCAACGCCACCTACGCCAACGCGATTTCCTACGAGGGTGCGCCGAGCATCGGCGGCCAGCTCGGGGGCGCCAGGGGCGCCAGGGGCACCACGGACGGCTCTTGGCCGGGCGGCGCGGGCGGAGGTGGCGGTGGGGGCGGAGCCTTCGGCGCGGGCGGGGACGGGGCTCCCGGTGGCGGCGGGTCGAGCGTCGCGGGGGGCGGGTCTGGAGGCTTCGGCTTCGCCGGGGCCGCGAACACCGGCGGCGGAGGTGGCGGAGGTGGCGGCGGCGGGAGCGGTTTCACCGTGGGCGGAGACGGCCACGACGGCGGCGCGGGCGGTTCCGGCCAGGTGTGCATCGTGTTCATCGCGGCACCGTAGGGAGTAATCATGACCTCGTGGATTGACGCGTTTTTCGGTGGATACAACACCGTCCAATCGGACGGCTCACCCGTGTTCCAGCGCCCGACGGTCAACTACATTGGCGCGACGGTCACGGACGACCCGATCACGAAGGTCACGACGGTCACGATCCCGGCGCCGTCTCCCGGATCTCCGCAGGTCAATGCCAAGCTCGTCGCCACGTTGAACATCACCCTTAGCGGGACCCAGACCATCGACGGCGTGAGCGCCGTTGTGGATGACGTGGTGCTCGTCGCGGGACAGACCGCGGCCGCGGAGAACGGCCTCCGCAAGGTTGCCGCGGGGATCTGGCCCCGGACGACGGACACTCTCACCCGAGGGATGGCCGTCTACATCCAGCAGGGCACGACGAACGGCGGCGCGACGTTCACTCTTTTGGGATCCGGGCCGATCGTCCCCGACACGACGCCGCTTGTGTTCCAGAACCTGAACGATGAATTCGACATCCGGAAGTTCGGCGCCGTACAGGGGAGCGATATCGGTCCGGCCCTTCGACTGGCGCGCGACGCCGCCGAGAATGTAGGTCGCGGCACCATCCTACTCCCCCACGGCACGTGGGATTTGCTGACGAGCGAGACTCGTCAGCAGGCGATCGCGGGCGTCGTCATTGGCAGCGATAATATCAACATTCTCGGCCCCGGTCGCGGGCGGTGCTTCCTCCAGATGAACCAAGCCACTCCGGGCGTGGCGTTCATCCCGATCTGTTTCCAAAAGCAAGGGGTCAGCGATCTCGAGCCGCAAGAGATCAAAAACGTAGGCGTCGACGGCTTCACCCTGCACTGGCTCGTCGCAGGGCCCCAAGACTCGGGCACAGTACAATTCAACCGATGCACGAACGTGCACGTCGCGGTGGACATCCTCGCCAACGGAACGGGGATGAACAACAGCCTAACGGACGGCATCGCGTGCGCTTGGCATTGCCGTAACGTCTACCTCGATAACATCGTTGTTGACGGGATTTCCAAGTCCGGGATCTACCTGTCTTGGTGCCAAGACGTTCGCGGCGCCGTCATCGTGCGCAACGGCAAAAATACCGTACTGAACCCGATCCCCGGCGTCGGAATCGGTGGCGCATTCGACGTCGAGCTCGGGGTGAATTGCTACGGCATGGACGGCCCCGGCGTCGATATCGCCGTTATCCAGGGCCACAACGCGACGATCGGGACGGTCTCGAATCAGACCCATTTCACCGTCTCTTTCCCGGTGCCGACCGGTCCGATGCTGGCGGCCGTTCTCGGCATCGTCGATACCACGACGACGCACACCGGCGAGGTGCTCGACGTCGCTAGTGTCTCGTCTAGCGATGGCGGGAACACCTATTCGATCGTGCTGAACGTGGCGCCGCAGATTACGCTCGTCGGCGGCGCTTCCATCTTCTATGGCTGCGTTCCGGCCCGCGCGGTGAAGATCCGAGGCAGCTCGCATAACAACGGCGAAGAAGGTGTCGTGTTCGCCACGTCGACGCCAGGCATCGTCTCGCGCGATATCACCCTCGAGATGGTCATTCACGACAACGGCCAAGGGGGCGCCTTCGCCGGGATCAATGCGCTGGCGGTCAACGGTCTCGTTCTCGATGTCGTGGCGTACAACAATCCGGCCGGCGTGATCGTACAAGACATCGGAGCCGGCGTTGGGGTAGAGAATCAAACTACCAACGTCACGATCCCGTCGAGCGCTAGGATCATCGACAACGCCACGATCGGTCTCAGCATCGGTGCTGTCCTGAACTTGGCGATCGCCGACGGGTTCACGGTTGCGCGCACCTTGACGTCGCTTCAAGCCACCGGGATCCAGTTCACGAAACAGGATGTTGTCACGACCGCCAAGCGCCCCGCGGGCATCCGCATTGGTCGCATCGGGCACGCCGGATACTCGGGGTCGATCTTCGATTATCCCAACGGCACGGCCGACGCACCGAACGACGGCGGTTCGATCTACGAGATCGATTTCACCGGTTCGCCAGAGTCCGCCTACCTGGCGCCGATTGGATCG